GGTAAGAGCTGTAAATTCGACACATCCATTGTATTGTGTGTTATGTGGCGTGGTTGTTGGACTACCACTTTTGACACCAACACCCGGCTCATATCGGAAACCAAAGCGTTTAGCCTTGGCTGGACAATTGATTATCGTGTCCATGAACGAGATGATTTCGTCTCTGTATTCTGGTCGGAATGCTTGAACCATAGCCTTTTGAGCTATGTTCCTTTGCATCCAACTGGAAACCCGGCCATCGAGGTTGGAGAAATCAGTTTCTATGACTTCAGCGTCACAGTCACTAACAAACTCGCAAACCCCGTCGGCGATCTCAGTTGGGTTTCTCCCTGGGTAATACCAATGTTCATTGTATTCGGCATGTAGAACTATATCCGAATACGCTAGGGTATATCTCGAAACTTTCAGAATGAAGAGTATGTCAGGGAAGCCAGATATAATCCGGCTTGACTTCATTCCTGGTTCGTTCTTGTTAAACGACTCAATCAATTGACGTGGTTCGACTCCGATCATTTCAAAGACCGCCCTCAGTTGTAATTGTTGGGACGGCTTATTCAAGCGTTCAATCGTTTCCTCAATTGACAAAGGGTCAAGGTTCTTGAATGGCCCATTCATCAATCGGACAAACGTTTCCGCAATCTTTGCGACCCTGTCACTAGGTTTCTTATCATTAGCGACAAAGGTCACTCGACGTTCAATTGATTCAGACATTGTTTCCCAGCGTTTGATCATTGGCATCATCATACAGTCACTCACGATAGGCAGAGTGTATTGGCGTGCGCTCACTTCTGGTACATCTGCGTCACTGGTTACTGGCCAATGGACGCGTGGCATTGTAGGTTTATACACAGTAGGACTGATGGGTGACACAACTTTCTTGCCAGTATAGTACTGGACAATCATTGATGTGTATTGCGGGTCCTTGTGTCCCATACCGATAAGCCTAGCGTTCACAGACTGGGTAGCGGATAATCCTGAGGGCATATCCAACTTTTCTTTCTCGATCGTAATCTGAGCATGCTCCCCTTCTC